GGGGGGGAAATAGATTCTGAGAAACACGTTGATGCTGCTTATATTCCAGGTGGTCCTGGAGTTCCTAATGATTGGAAAGATGCTAGTTTATATGAAGTACTCCCTCTTAATAGCAATCCTTTAGCTCATTCAAGTGCAGGAACTATTAATCCATCATTATATAATGAATTCACACAAACTGATGATATAGCTCAAGATAGTGGTGATCCAACACTACATGGTCATAGAGTTGCAATTGAGAAGTTGACTCATGACTATCAGATGCTAACTGATGGAGTTCAAATTAGTCCTGATGGTTTATCAACTAAGTTAAACCTTACAGTTGATGATGCTGTATCTATAGATAGTGTGGCATCACCGTTTATCGTATTAGAGTATCTAATTAAGTTCTGACATGACAATATCCTACAGAAATACAAGACCTAATTTTTATAGTGACAAATATACCGACACTACTGAGATCGGATCAATCATTACAACTTTAAAAGCAGTTGATGATGTGTATGATAATGCATATGTTCCTATGACTCCATACACAGTATCTATTGGTACTGCTAACACTGATGTTAATCCAGAGTTTCAATATCCTGGTTACATATATTGTGATGGATCAGAGTATAATATTAAAGATTTTCCTGCTCTGTATAAAGTTTTAGGAACAGAGTATGGTGGTACTGTTAGAAAAGGATTTAATATTACAAATGGTGGTAGTGGATATGATCCTTCTAGTATAGTTATAACATTTGATGCTGCACCAACAGGTGGGGAAGATATAGTAGCAACATGTAATGTTGATGCTACTGGTGCTATTGTTAGTATAGCTGCAACCAATTTTGGATCGGGATATACTTCAGAACCAACATGGACTTTATCTAATACTGGTGGTGGTAGTGGATTTGCTATGGAGGTTAATATCGGTACTACTGGAAGAGTAGAAGATGTTAGTACAGCTAATATATGGGAACATTTAGGTGAAACAAGAGATTTAGGTACATTCAAGGTTCCTGATTTAAAAGCAAAGAAGATTGTAGGGTATGGTAATGTTTATGGTCCAGGATCTCCTACTATTGGTAATATAACTATTGGTGCTGGTGCTGGTAAGACAGGTGGTAACTGGTATTTGGATAAGGCATCACAAAAAGGTTATTTCTCTCTTGGTACAATAACTACAACTGGATACGAAAAGATAACTGATAGTGTAAAGACATCTCTTACTGGATCTCAGACAGTTAAAGTAACAATGGAGAAGAGGAGACTGCAGGGAGTACCACAACACAATCATTATGTTTATCATACAACACCTAATAGTAGTGTTGAGCATTCTTCTGGATATATTGGTGATAGGTACTTAGTTGATTATACTGGTGGTAACACTAGATTATATGGATGGTATCCTGTTGGAGGTATTCAATATGAACACAGTCATGGTCTATTAAAACAACCATTAACTGATGCTACTGTTGCAACGTATGATATTTACGATTGGAAGATGGGTGCTGAAGGCACAGGAGATATTAAGATAACTGAAGCTGATGGTACTCCATCAAATTTCTATTATGCATCAGGATCATCGTCTGCAGGAAGTTGGGAAACAGTAACTTATACTCCACCCACAGTATTTAAAGTCTTTAGTTCCAATTCATTAATTGGTGGAAGAGAAGTTAGGACTGGTGGTAGTCCAATTATTGATTATAGTAATGTGTATACTTATCCATCACCAAGTTCCAACATAAGTCTAACATTCCCAACTACTTGGGAAGTAATGGAAATTAAGATATATGGTGGAGGTGGATCAGGTTCTAATGGAAATCAAGATGGTAATAATGGTGGAGCATCATCATTTACTGTTGGTGGTGGATTGTTAACAATTAATGTTGGTGGTGGAGGCGGTGGAGGAACGTCTGGTTCTGGCAGCCACAAATATGGTGGAGATGGTGGTACTAATACTATTACAGGAGATGTTGCATCTAGTGTTACTACGCTAAGGGATAAATCAAAGGATGGTGGTCAAGGTGCTACGGGACCATTCCCTGCTAGTACATATCCAAATAATCCTCAACAGGGAGGAATTGGTGGTGATGTAGGAGGACATGAATCTAGTATTCAAATGGGTGATGGTAGTTCTGGTAACCATACATTTACAGCTGCTGTTGGTTCTCCGATGTCACAAACTATATACGGTTCAGGAAGTTTTAACTTAACTCCTAGTATAGGTGTGTGGGATTATATTCGTTTTGAACTTAAAGGTGGTGGTGGTTCAAGCTCACAACAGGGAACAGGTGGTAGTCCAAGGGGTGGAGCAGGTGGAGCTGGACAGTATATGAAAGTAGAAGTGATTAATCCAACTGGTTCTTACAACATATTTGCTCAAGCAGGTGGAGCAGGTGGTTCTACTGGCGGTGGTCAAGGATATAGTAATGGTAAGGGTGGTAATGGTGGTCAAGGATATTCTGATAATGGTGGTGGTGGAGGTGCTATTAGTGTGATTAAGCTTGGATCAGCGATTTGGGCAGGTGCTGCTGGTGGTGGTGGCGGTGGTGGAAAACAGGAAGGAGGAGCTCCTTATAATGGAAGGAATGGTAGACCACGTAGTTCTGCTTCTGGATATAATAGTGATACTCCACTTGGTACACAACAATCTATCTTTACTGGTAGTGGTGGGCATGGTGGTAACTACGGCTGCGTAGGTGGCGGTGGAGGAGGAGGCGGCGGTGGTGCTGCTCCTAGTGGATATACTGCTGGTGGTTCACACGGTGGTGGCGGTGGTCCTGCTGGTCACGGTGGTGGTGAAGGAGGAATTGCTGGTATGGGTTCTTATAGATCTGATAAACTTCAATTAGTAAACTCAAATTCTAGTAGTGGTGGTGCTGGATATGTTAAAGCACAGTGGCGTGAAGATGCTAGTGCGTGGTCTGAAGGTGGCGGCGGCGGTGGATCAGGTGGTTATGTAAACATGCTAGTTGAAAGATGGACAATGCCATCTGCTTCAGGTGCCAACATTACAATTGGTAGTGGTGGTTCTGGTCTCAGTGGTACATCTAATGGTAATAATGGATGGGCTGAGGTTGGATTTGGTGTAGTTACAGGATGGCAAGGAGGTGAGGTTGAGATTACAGTTGGAGATATAGTTATTGCAGCATCAAATGGTATCCAAATATACAGTGATGGTACTGGTGTAGGCACTGCTGGTGGATTTAGGTTACCAACACATCAAATTCCTGAAGTGGAATTTTCTGGTGGAGGTGGTGGAACTGGTGCTAGTGCTACAGTTAGTGTTGCTGGTTCAGTGGTAAGTGGTATAAACTTTGATAATACTACTCAAGGTGGTACTGGTTATACTGATAATCCACAAGTTCGTATCATGCATGGTGCTGGTAGTGGTTCATTTGCTAATGCTGTTATTGATAAAGTTACAGGACAAGTAGATACAGTTGGTTTGTCATCTATGGTAACACCACAAGCATATTCAAGGTATGTTAAGTTTAGTGGTAGTGAGTTGGAGAGGTTTATTGTAGTTAAAGAGCATAATTGTCAAAATGTGAAAAGGTTTACAGTTAAAGTAGCACGAGGTAATGGTATTAATGGTGGAGAAAGACCAGAGAATGGTGGTGATGAATTGTTAGTTTATTATAATACTGATAGTAGTGAAAACTTTAGTGCTTTTATTGGTGAATTAGTACCAATTCCTACTGCTTCTGAGATTACTAGTAACTATGATGGTGATGGTACTGGTAATGAAGCTACTAAATGGTACTGGTATAGTGTAACATTACCAGATGAAGCAAAGAAACCTAGCACACGATTTAAGATTGTTCAAGGTAGGAGTGCTGCTGGTGCAGGTAATGATAACTCTTTAGATTCAGATCATTATGGTATTTGTGATTTCGTCTATGAATATGATGAGATAACTGAGTTACAATTCGTACCTGCTGCTGGTCAAATGCCAACAACATGTGATGAATTGACTTATGTTGTTGAAGGAGATGCAACTGCATTCTATACATCAGGTGCAGTAGGTAATGATGCTATATTTACGTTGACAGCACAACAACCTCTTGTGCCATCAGCAGCAATTGATCCTGATATTAATGTACCATTGGTTGAACCATACCATTTGTGTAAGTACTTGATCAAAGCATTCTAAATAAAGAGGGGAACTAGTAATACTAAGATGGCTCAACAAATATTAGAAGTAAATTGTATCACAAAACAAGTTACGTATAAGAATGTAGCAAAGACTATTGCTGATACTTATTGGACAAATGACATTGTACCTGCCATTTATCCTCTATGGGATAGTGATAAGGATAAGTTAGTCTTGTTCTCATGGTATGATAATGATACTTACATGGCACAGAAACGTAAGTATTCCAAGAACTTCAAGGATAATACTTGGGCTTGGAAAGACTATGAGATGGAGCAACTTGATGGTGGTGAGGGTGCTGCATTATATCAGAAGTTTTATGATGCATTCTTTTTAGCAGATTCACTTGATACTCTTGAGTATGAAGCAGAGTTTGCTAAGATACATGCTAAGACATCCACTGTTAGTTGGTTAACAGTTAGGTTGGCACGTAATTTCTTATTGCAAGAGACTGATTGGTCACAAGTTGCTGATGCACCAATTGATGCTGATACTAAAGCACAATATGTTTTATACAGACAGAAACTGAGAGATATTACTGATAGTGGTGCTAGTGATGCTGCTAGTGTTAAATTCCCAATTAATCCTAAGTATTTCAAGGAGATATGGTTAGCAAATAATCCATCTGCAACATATCTTGGTGATCCTAGTCAGTTTATAAAATTATCTACTCATTACTTTACCACATTTAAAGAGAAGTTTGCATCTTATTTGATTGTCTCTAGTCTAACAGAGGGATTATATAATAAGACATTTATGGATGCTCTCAGTGCATCTAATGTTATTGTTGCTAACAGTAATGCTGATCAGACATTTGAGTTTACTGCTGAAGAGAGAGCAAATGCTGAGAAGTATCTTGAGAATATAATCAAGAAGATTGAAGAGGAGGGTGCATCATGATAGTAACTAGTATTAATGTGTGGGACACTTTAGAGTGTTACACTAAAACAAATGACACATGTGTAATATATTTCACCAACGATAAGATCAAGACTGCTGATGATGCTAAGAAGACAGCAGTATGGACATGGTATGCAGATTTTATGGAAGATTCTGTTCTTGATATGATCAAGACATTAGGTGAGTTTGATATGATACCTGTAAAGAATGCAGATCAAGCGATAGCATATGCACAATCATGGTTCCCTGCTAAAGAGGATTGTCCTGATGATTTCCATTACTGGTCATGTCATGTTGTAGGTACAGATGGTGACTTTGAATGGAAGAATGTTGACAGTGTACCATCTGAGTGATATAATATAATTGTTATTAATTTTAATGAATGGATTCGTTTGATACTACAGAGGGTCAAGTTATTAGAGATGCTAATGGTGATCATGTAATTGATTATCAATGTAGTCAGTTCAATAAGTTTAGACAGATCACTTTACCTGGTGATATGATTGATGGAATACGTGAGTATATTGATTCTCTTGAATTAAAGTGGGAAACCTCTGGTATTGGTCAGGTTGAGGATATTGTTCCTTCTGAACGATCTAGTGAACATGCGTGGATTGATGATGAGCATGTAACACAGTTCATGTGGAATAATATACAATCAGCTAATCAAGATCCTGATTGGAGATTTGATTTAAAATCTATAGAACGTATTCAATACACTAAGTATCAACCTGGTGGACATTATGGTGTACATAGTGATGCTCTCATGACAACAGAAGAACCAAGGATGGTTCGCAAGTTAACTGCTGTTATTGTATTAAATGATGACTTTGAAGGTGGGATGTTTACCTTTTATAAGGTAGACAAGGGTAATATGGGTCTGCAGGATCTAGTATTGAAGAAAGGTGATATGATAGTATTTCCATCACTTACTGAACATAGGGTCAATGCTATTACTGGGGGTGAGAGAAGGGTTCTAGTAGCATGGGCATGGGGTCCGTTGTTTAAGTAGACCACATTACAAAGTGTCACAAGACCCCTATACAAGGGGTTTTTTAATGCTATAGTACATGTGTTGAAAGGAATTCACTTCAAGAATGAAGTTCTATTACATGCATTATGACAATGCTAAGTATAACACAGTTAATGCTCAAGCATTGTACAAACAGTATCCACCAACATTTGAAGAGACTGA